CGGGTAATGTAGCAGACGAACATAATAAATTAAGATTACCTCCACCCATATTACCACTCGTAAAAAGTGTGGTTAATGCACCAAGAAAACCACCAGCGTTGAATGTAGTAGGTAGTTCAACTAGAAACTGGTTTGCTCGAGCAAAGCCAAGCTTTGACGAAGCTAGAGATTTGAGCTGATCTATATTACTCATATTGCTTTCCTTGATTGTCTATACACATTGGCAGCACTTGTCTTTTCCCAACTCGCTGTTGGTAGGAATGTTGCAATCTCCCATTCAGCTGCTGACACACGTGCAAGTCTTGATTTAACGTGGCCTGTTAAGTAATGTTTGAAACATGGTTGAAAGAATCTCATTTTAGATGAGGCTGTTAGCATTTTATATGACATCTGAAACCGTGTGGTTTCATCATACTTTTTGTTATTAGTTATATCTAATAATGCATCAAGGAATTTAGCTCTCAATAGTGGCGGCAGATAATGTAGGTTCAAACCATAGAAACCTTTCTCTGCTGGTCCTACGATGATAGCCAATGGAAATCGATCGTAGAAGGGCAGAGTGTCTTTAGTCTTGGGATCATAGAAAAACATGTTCATAGATCCAATGAGTGGTTGTTGTCTATTCACAAGCTTTACATCATCGGAGGTCATTAACTCTGTCCGATTAACTCTACGTATAGTTTGGGCTTTGCGCCGAAACCAATCCTGCGCCTCTTTAGTTCTAGGATTGATGCCGGCTCTAAACGCCTCGTAGCCAAGATTTGCAAATAGATTACTCATATCTGTATTTATATCTTTTTCTTAGGCTTTTTACGATATGGTTTCAATGGTTTTAGTGGTTTAAGTTTACCAGGCTGGTCCTTCATTATCCCCATCGACTTTAGTGTATTCTCTGTCCAGATCTGGAAAGTCCATCCTCTATCCTTTGCAAACTTATTTGCAGCTTCCCACTTATTCATATTCTTTACATAGGTCATGGCTTCACCTATGTATCTCTTACTTTTATTAGGATTCTTTGGAACCTTAGTTTCTTTGTCTGGTTTAATTTCAACTAAGATTGTTTTGCCGTCAGTAAAGTTTATTTTCAAATCAACGAAATATCTATGCATCTTCTTGTCTACATCCCAGAAATATGGTACTACAGTTTCTTCTGAACTCCAAGATTTAACAGAAGGATTGCTATCGCACCACATAAAGCAAAGCTTTTCCCAATGAGATCGATAAGTCACCTTATCAGGATCACCTTGATACTTCTTTATGTTCGGTTTGTATTTACCAGAATACGCCATTTTTCGTTATAAATACTTCATATATTTCTTATTTATAGGACACTCATATGGAAGATCCCAGTTACATTACGAAACCACCAAAACGTGGTCACGGTAGACAAGATGGACCCGGTACACGTCAAGGTGTACCAGCAGGAGGATCACCTAGAACTCCTACATCTGGTACAACTACGGATGCAAGGCAAGCAGCAGAAAATATTGACTTAGGTGGAGTAGGTAAAAAAGCTTTAAGATCATTATTTGCAAAGGGTGGTTTCTTAAATCGTAGAGGTGGTGCAAAACTAATGTATCCTCTACATAATGAAATAAATCATCCAGCCAAAATTAAATTTACTGCGTATAAAGCAAATGCATATACGATCGATCCTAAAGCGATTGCAGAAATCTGGGATGTACCATTACTAGGTTGGGGTGACGATAAAGCACGAACAATAAAAGATGCAAGAGAAGAAAAAGAGCAAAAAGCACGTGATGATGTTAGGGCTAGCGGAGATATACATTCAGGAATGAATGAAGGACAAGAACCAAATCCTCGAACTGCAACAGTAGGAGGTTCTAATCAAGGTGGCGGTAGAGGAAATATGCAATCCACCTTAGAAGGATACCGTAAAGATAAGGAACAAGAAGCAAAGAGCGATGCTATTAAAGGAGCGAATATACCTGACACTACAAATATACAAGCAAAGCCTGCGGCTGGTGTTCCATCTATAGAATTATACTTTCCACAGTCTTTAACATTCAATGATGACGTAAACTATAATCAAGTAGATCTTGGCCCTGCTGGTCTTACTGGTGTTGCTGCATTAAATGCAGGTAAATCTTTGTTGAACGCTGTTGGTAAAGGTATAAGCGAAGGTGTTGAGTCTATATTTAATTTAGCAAGAGGCACGATGACGAGTGAAGCAGCACAGGTAGCTGGAGCTCGTGCAACACAGTTTATTCCAAAAGAAGGAATACGCGCAGCGATTACTACGGCAACTCAAACCGGTATCAACCCGGGTACTAGGTTGCTTTTTGATAAACCAAACATTCGTCAATTCTCATTTACATTTAAGTTGATTGCTACATCTGCACAAGAAGCAAATCAAATAGAATCAATCATAAAAGTATTTAGATCTGAGATGTATCCTGAAACAATTAATATAGGAGCTGGCATACCAGCCGGTTATACTTTTCCTAACTTTTTTAAGATTGAATTTAGTATGCGTGGAGCAAACATGAAAGTACCAGCTCTACATTATTGTTATTTAAGAAGTGCACAAGCTTCCTATAATGCTACAACTATGACATTCCATGAAGATGGACATCCTACAGAAGTTGATCTAACTCTAGTATTCCAAGAGTACAGAGCATTGAGCAAACAAGATATTCAAAAGGGTTACTAATGCAGTACTTCAATAAATTTCCACGTGTTTTTTACGTATTCGGTGATCAAGAAGCACAAGGTACTGGTAAAGTATCAACTGAATTAGTGCAAGATCTTTCGGCTTATTCTGATATATTAGATAGAATATCTGACAATATTGCATTTCATACTTTCTATAATATACAAGAAGGTAATAGGCCAGATCAATGTTCATTCGATCTTTATGGTACACCAATTTATCACTGGACATTTTTTCTTTTAAACGAACATTTGAGAAAACAAGGTTGGCCGGTTACTAACGAAGAAATAATTAAAAGAGCAAAAACAGACTTTCCACATTTTACGTATACAACTAAAGATTCACTTACCAGTACACATAAAGTTGGTGAAACAGTTGTAGGTGCAAACACAGCTTCACGAGGACCAGTACTAAGAAGAAATTTAGATCTTGGTCAAGTTACTGTTGATGCCCAATCTGCATTTTCTGTTGGTGAAGCGGTAAGTAACGTGTCTGCAGCTATTACTACAAGTACAGTAACTACTACCGGAGCCTCGGCAGAACATTTATCTGCACACCACTATGAAAATGCTAATGGAGAAATAGTAGACATTGATCCAGCAGTTGGACCAGGAGCTCTACTTACAGAGGTAACACACTTAGACAGATACATAAAAGATAATGACAATCTAAAACAAATTAAAGTTGTAAAACCAGATCTTATCAATCAGGTTGTTTCACTCTTTAAACAGGCTATTAATTCATAATGTCAAGTAATACCGAAGCAGTAAAGGGCTATGCTCTTGAAAGTGTAATAATCAATTCTTCTCGATTTTTAGATGCAGGTGGTCTAGAAATTATGGGGAGTGTTACTGATATTGAAATTTTCGAGAACCTTGAAAACAATTATCTTACTGGTAAAATAGCTATTACTGATTCTTTTCGTATGTTCGATAGACTGGACTTTCAAGGTGCTGAAACAGTAACTATATTATTAGGACAATCTGAGAATCCTAATCTACCTAAATCAATTTCAAAAGACTTTATAGTACACAAAATTATTTCTTCAAAGAAGATTAATGAAACATCTGATGTTATATTTTTGAATTTAATTGAATTATCTGAGTATCAATCTAATTTAATAAATGTTAATAGAGCCTATAAAGGTAGTCCTATTAGTATTATGTCGGCTATTACCGAAGAATTTCTTGGTAGAAGTATTAGTGAACATACATCGGCTAATACTTTTCAAGATAGAATGAAAATGATTATACCTAATCTATCACCTTTAAGAGCACTCAACTGGATTAAGTCACGTCTTACAACTATCGATGGATTACCTACATACTTGTTTTCTACATTTCAATCTGACAAATTATTTTACAGTGATTTGAATGCTATGCTTTCGCAACCTCCTATTAATCCAAAAATGCCATTTCTTTATGGTGCTGCTCAGGATTTTTCTGAGATCTCGAATGGTCAAAAAATGATTCCAATAAAAGCATACTCATTAGAAAACAATGATGATATGTATAGCAGAATACGAGAAGGTGTAGTAGGAGCTAAGTACTCATACTATGATAGTTTGACTGGTAGATACAAGACTCATACTTTTAATGTTCATGCCGATGCAATATCACAGCTGCAAGTAAAAGAATATGAAAGACCTACCTTTGCGAGTAATTTCGAAATAGATGGTCGTCCTATTCAATCTTATGAATCAGAACACATATCACACTTAAGTACATCCGGTGCTTATGAAGATGGTACTAACAAATTTAGATCTATAGATCAAGAGAATGAAGCATCAGAATATAATAAAAGAACTATTGGTAAGGCTCTCAAAAGCTTTCTAACAAAAACACCGATTACAATTGTGATTGACGGCCGAGGATTTATTTCTGGAGACTACCATAGGACAATAGGAAACACTGTAAGAGTATTATTTTTAGCTAATAGACCAAATAATTCAGAAGTCAAAGTAGATACAAAGAAATCAGGTGACTATATAATATATGCGGCAAAACATACACTTGCTGCAGAAAAATATCAGTTGTCATTGCAGTGTGTAAAAATATCTTCGTATGATGAGGACGGAATAATGGGGATTCTATCATGAAATATTATGGTGACAATTCTCGTTGGTTTATGGGAACAGTGGTTAACATTAATGATCCACTGGAACTCGGTAGAATTAAAGTAAGAATATTCGGTGTTCATACTCATAACACATCTCAAATTGAAGATGGTGATTTGCCTTGGGCACAAGTTGTGGTACCGGTAACTGAAGGTGGATCTTCGGGTATAGGCACTAACATTGGCATTAAGGTACAAGCTCAAGTATATGGTGTTTTTCTTGATGGTAAAGACTCTCAATTACCACTCGTACTTGGATCTGTACCAAAATATGAAAGACCGATTAGCACACAAAATCTTGACACTGAATCTCCAGTAGCAGATCAATTACAGCATGATGAAAAAGTGCACTATCCTCCAGGGATTGGTCCTATACAAGATAATAAAAATGTTGATGATGTATACTTAGTCGGAGCCGATAACATAGAGAAAGCATTTAATTTCTTTCTTACAAAAGAAGGTGGAGGATTTGAACCACACGTTGCCTGTGGTATATTAGGAAATTTCTTTATCGAATCTGGTGCAAACCAGAATAATGGAGATTTGAATACAGTTGCTCAATCTGCACCACCCGAAAGATCTTTTGGTATAGCGCAATGGAACTCGTCTTCAAATGCTGGATACAGGTATCAGAATCTACAGGCATTTTCTGCTCAACGTAACTTATCATGGACTAGTCTGTACGCTCAATTATTGTTTACCATAAAAGAACTCAACGATCACAAAACATATTACAAGTATTCAGAATTAAAGAAAGCCAAAACGATTGAGGAAGCTACTTTCATATTCGAATCAAGGTTTGAGAATCCAAAGATCAAAAAACAACAGGATAGAGTTGATGCTGCCGAAGAAATATTTAGGAGACTTTGTACGTAATGTCTATCATCAAAGATAAAGACGGTAACGCGGTTAGAAGTAACCGATTAAAACCTGTAAAAAGAGGACCTCTTAAAAATAAACAGAAAGAGGTAAGAGAACTGTCAGCTGCAGAAAAGGCACAAGAAAAAGCACGTCAAAGACAGGCCCTTAAACTCTTTGGCGAAATGGCTTCAGGTTCTGCAACTTTTGGACAAACTGTTTCTGGTTTCATGTCACTCGCAGAATCAGCAAAACCACGTGGTAAGAAGAAAGATCCTACACCATCAAGGATGGGAGATGGAGTACCTAAGATTGCAACAGTTGTAGTACCAACCGAGAAAACAAGTATCGATACATTAATTGGTCGTACCAGTCGAGACGATGTGGTCGTAGATCAGATCATTGCTGATGGTAGTCCAAAAGGTATTCAAAAGGCACTGGAAGAAGGCAAGGCGTTATCACCGTCAATAATAAAAGATGCTGTAAACAAAGCGAATAGTGCAGCGAATGATCCAGTTGCACAAGAAAAATTTAGAGAAGCGGGTCTCGATCCTCAAGCAGTTTCTGCACTAGTTTCTCAAATTGATGCAGATGTCCTTACTGCTGTGGTAGAACCAGATCATACTATAGATGCTGTAAATGATGTAAAAGATATATCTAAGAAACAAATGCTTACCTTAGATAATCCTTTTGGTTCATTTAAGAGTAAAATAGATGATGTAGGATTAGGTGTAAAAGTAGGAGATCCTGTGGCACCGAGTAGTAATGTAGTAGGCAATATGCTATCTCGATTTAAAGCAAATACGAGTACTGCTGGTGGTGCTGGATTTGGTGCACTTGGAGATGTGATTGAGGAAAATAAGTTTGGTGCAATCGGTGTACCTAAAGCAAATATGATGGGAAATATCGCTGCATCTACTCAAGGAATAGATACATTCAAAGAGCTCGGTGTTGAGATTCCAGGTGCTATCGGTGGTATTGATCAAACAACAGGTATTGAAATACCTAACATAGTAGATACAAAGGGTTTCACTAACTTACAAGATGTACTTGAAGACGGACCTGTAATGAATACAAAGGTGACCACTCCTATTCAAGAAGTAGGATCGATCACAGAAGATACTGTATCACCTACGTTTGTTTATACTAAGGTACATAGTCTCGAAGAATTGATACTCGACTTGAAATCTGTCAGGCGTCCATTCCATACTCTTACTGTCGAGTGGACCGGATCTGCAGCGGATCGTAAAGTAATACCAAAACAATTCAACGATATAATGAAAGCATTCTATGATGCTATACCCGAGGCAAAGACACTGTCCGAACAGAAGAAAGCGAGTCCGGGTCACTTCTTTATTGAAAAGGATGGTACTGTAACTAGAATGTTACCACTCGAAGAACACGGTATCTATCCTCTCGGTGATCAAGGTGCAGAGGTACAAAGTGTAGCGAACAACCTGTTAAAGTTTGGTGTAAATGTTATCTTTGATGCAGGACATTCTGTTCCTGCCGGTGAGAAGTCAGCGACTACGTATGACCCTCAATCGATTAATGGAGAACAGTATAAGTCTTTTAAGATGATAGCCTCCGCATTCCTCCATGTAAAGCCCGGAGGTAGAGCACTTGGTTGGGATACTATCTTTGGTCCACACGCTGGTCCGGGATTCCATGTACCCGACTACATGAGGTTTCTTGGTGCTAGGATTGGTAAGAGATATATACCTAAAAGAAATCCTGTGGCAGAAACGACAGTAGGAGACGCAGCTGATCGTGTAGATCTATCATTTCGTATAACTCGTTTAGCATATGATCATGAGAGAAATAAATATACTGCAACACGTACAGAGTTCAATACATCTCAACAGTTTGATTCGATAACCAAAGCAATATCATATGCTTACTTTCCTGAGTCGAGACACGATTTTGCAACAAAGTATAACGAACCAAATGTTGCATTAGTTAAGATACAAGAACTCGGAGTACTCAAAGGTGCAGTTGAGAATAACATTGTATTACCACGTAATACGAATCTATACGATGAGGCGACTCGTCAGTACAAACTTAACCTTGAGGCCTCGGCTGAACAGAATGTGGCTGCAGTCGAAGATGGATTTGGAGGAGGCGATTAATGCCAACACCTACTGATGAACAATTAAAAGCCAAAGTTGGAAAACTAGCTGAAACACAAGGCATCCAACAAGATGGATTCTTTGATCCTTCCGGACCATTTCCTCGTAGAAACTATTCCGGAATCCAGACGACTAACCGTTCTGCACGAGGTATCGATGAAAACAAATTACTACTCGGTGGTGGTGATAAGGATATAGATCTTGAAATCGTAGACTTTGCAGCATCCGAATATACTCAAAACCAAGTAAGAGAATATGAATCGGGCCATGTAACTGAGTTCGATGATACACCAGGTCGTAACCGCATATTGATTAAACATGCATCTGGTACGGGTATCGATATGATGCCTGACGGTAGTATCATTATCAATACAACAAGGAATATGATACGTATTAGTGCTGGTGATGAGAAGGTTATTATAGAAGGTGATGGAGAAATCTCATATCACGGCAACCTCAAGTTAAATGTAGACGGT